CTCTAAGCAGTCGGTGGTCATGACCAACAAGAAGTTCACCGACTGGGCGATGGCAAACAACTACATGTTCGCTGCGGATAAGAAGTGAGGGAGTACGATGGCAAACCCGTTCACTGATGAGATCAAGCAACAGCTTCTTGGTGAGTTTAAGAAGTTAGTGGATGAAGCCGTTGCTAAGGATGGCGTCGATGGGCTGTACCCATACGCACGATGGATAGCCAGTCAGAAACGGAAGAACGCAAGAAAGAAAAATTAGGGTTAGCCCGGTTAGCCCTAAAAAGTTAGTGCGGCACTAACAACGGGGTGCAGGTAGCCCCTGCACCCCACAACAACGGAGAATAATATGTTAGCAATAGGTCAAGAACTCAGTGTCGAGCAGCGGCTCAGTAAGGCCGTGGTCGATATCATGGGCAACCCCAAGTACGTTGCCCTCGCGGGTGTCCTGATGATCGGGGACCGCACAGTGCGCGACGACGTACCGACCGCCGGTACGAATGGTCGTGATGAGATGTACGGCAGGGAATTTGTGGATGGGTTGACTGACCCCGAACTAAGGTTCCTCGTACTGCACGAGTGCTACCACAAACTGTACCGACATCTCACCACGTGGCGGCACTTATATGAGCAAGATGCTCAACTTGCAAACATGGCCTGTGATTATGTCATCAACTGTAAGATCGCAGACGACAACACCGATGGCTTCGCGGTCATGCCCAACGGTGGCCTACTCGACCCCAAGTATCGTGGGTGGGACAGCGCCGCTGTGTACGCCGATCTGCAAAGTCAAGCCGAAAGTGGTGGTGGGGGACTTTCCGCCGGTCAAGCAGCACAGGGTTTCGATGACCACGATTGGGACGGCGCACAGGAACTCACCGCCGACGAGCAACGCGAACTCGCCCGGGATATTGACGAGGCTATACGTCAGGGTGCGTTGATCGCTGGCAAGATGGGGTCCGGTGGCGACCGCGACCTTGAGGAGTTGCTCAAGCCACAAGTTGACTGGCGCGAGGTTCTGCGCGAGTTCATCACATCCACTTGCACGGGCAGCGACTACTCGACGTGGCGACGCCCCAACCGCCGGTACATAGCAACGGGTCACTACTTACCGTCCGGCATCACCGAGCAGGTTGGCGAGTTGGTCATTGCCATCGACACGTCTGGGTCTATCGGTTCCGCCGAACTCACGCGGTTCTTGTCCGAGGTCAAGGGTATCTGCGACACGGTACATCCCGAACGTATCCGGTTGTTGTACTGGGACACCGAGGTGTGTGCTGACGAGACATACGACACGCACGAACTCGACAAGCTAACGTCCAGCACAAAACCCGCTGGCGGTGGCGGTACGAGTGTCGATTGTGTTCCCGAATACATCACCAAGCACAACATCAACGCGCAAGCCGCTATCGTCCTCACGGACGGGTATCTTTACGGTGGCTGGGGTACATGGTCGATACCGTTGCTGTGGTGCATAATTGACAACGATAACGCCAAGCCCGACTGCGGCAAGGCCGTCCACGTCAAAGCGAGGGAACTGTGATGACTAAGGGAACTATAATGACTTTTGAAGAATCACTTGCAGTGCTGGAGCAATGGCTGTTCTTCATTCTTGAGTTAGTGGAAGAAGAACCAGACTTGTTCAATGAACAGGATATCGACGTCCTAGAAAAAACATTTAATTCCGTACATTCAACCCAACACCATAACTTCGGGTACAGGGGTGCGGATATAGTTGAGGACATCAAACATGATTGAAGGTTTAGCTTGTCTGGCTCTCGCCGTGTATTTCGAGGCACGGGGGGAGCCGGTGGCGGGACAACTCGCGGTGGCACAGGTTGTTATCAACCGAGCTAGATCCACCAAGTTCCCCGACACACCGTGTGAAGTTGTCAAGCAAGGTCCAACCTATAAAGGGTCTGGGCATCCGGTAAAGCATAAGTGTCAGTTCAGTTTCTGGTGCGACGGCAAGCCGGAGATCATCCACGACCACCAAGCATGGCAGACCGCCGAGGAGGTAGCGAAAGCCGCCATGCAGACATCGCTCGACATCACCGAGGGTTCCACGTTCTACCACGCAACGACAGTGGACCCGAAGTGGCGATACACTAAGACTTTCACCGTCCGGTTAGGACAACACATCTTTTACAAGGAGAATAGAGATGGAGAGTAAAGAGATAACCGTTGCCAAGGCACAGGAGATCACGAAGGACTGGTCCGAGGCTTGCCGTTGGGTGGAACACGCGATCAATCGTGAAGCTGAACGACTTATGCAGGAGGGTGAGTACAAACCCGACGCGTTCCTAAAGGCCGAAACCCTACGCGCAGCGTGGAAACGTGTGCAGCACGGTTAGTGCCGCACTAACAAAACAAGGAGAACTAAGATGAATTATTATTACTACTTTGGGATAAACAGCTTTGCTGACGCAGAGGCTAGGTACAACTCAGTCAAACCCATCCGTGGGTCAGATGACATACGCCCGATTGGAGACAGGCGACGTAAGTGGGAGCGCATACACAAATTCTCGCGTAATTGCTACGGCCTGTTCGACGGCGGGGTAGGCGACCCAAAGACCGAAGGGTGGAATCATCGTGGTTTGGGTGTAACCGACGCCGAGGCCAAAAGCATGGCCCCCGTGCTGTGGTGGCGTGACAAATACGGTTCCGATCATGTCCGTTTCCGAAACGAGACAGGTAGTGGCGCACACACCAGCAGGTATAAGTTCCTCCACAGGGCCATGCCTGCTGGGCTGTCCTTCCTCGTAGACAACGGTAAACAGTTCATAGTGTACGGCGGGGAGAAGTATTTTCTCGCGAAAGGCACTCGTGTCCCCTACGATTGGCTGGACGCTAACGCTAATCTTTGGCTTCGACGTTGTGGTTCACCGACTACCATTGACGACGGTGTGGCAATCGCCTTCGTACGATTTGCTGAATACACGCGTGGTTGGAAGTTCGACGGTGGCGGCAAGGATATACCGCAGCCACCCCGCACGTTGGTCGATACTAAGACCAAGGCAAAGCATAAAGAAGATATCCAGCAGTTCTGGGATTGGCTCTGTGTGACGGCCCCAATGCTCCCCGTTAATGACTGGGCGTACCTACGGGACAAAGCGGCAGAGTTGCGTGGATACACACAGAGCGTTGTGGGTGTGGACAATCTTGAAATGGGGAGGGTTACTTTGCCAGAGGTTGCTTTACAAATCATAATGGATTATAATAGTCCTTTAAGAGTTAACATGGCTGTGGAGTTCCTTAAACGTTCTGACATGACAAGTGTACAGACAGAAGCAGACGCAAAGAAAGTCCGCAGTCAGTACAACCGCTGGATCAACAAGACCCTCGGCTTCAACAAAACTTGTTAGTGCGACACTAACAAACCAACAAAGGAGAACTACAATGGCTTACAAATATATAGAAACCTCGGAACTAAAGGATGTTGAGGAGGGGACTTCCCTTGACCCCTTTGCTAAGTGCGCGTTGGAGTTCGCACTCGCAGCGACTCGTTCGCTTCGATGCAAGGTCGGTGTACCACGCAACCACACGCCCGGTCGGCATTATTACCTGTACGATGATGACTGTCCCGTAGCCTATGCTCGGGTTGGTCATGCCGCCACGCAGGGCACCAACTCTGACAACTTCTATTACGTCCACTCACCCGCCGTGAACAACGAGCGTTACGCTGATTATAACGACAATCGGCACATGACCATGACCAAGAGTTTCGACAAGGCTCTACAGAATGTACGGCGGTACGTGCGTCGGCCCAACCTGCTGGCGCTTGCCAATCACTACTGGGGTTCTGTTGCTATGAAGAACTTCAGTAGCGAGACTAGCGAGGAGAGACAGGGGGTCGCTTCAAAGGCACGTGCCATATCGACTGAAGACGCGACGTTGCTTGAACTGGAGCACCTCTACCGTTCGGGCTACGAGTTTACGGTCGCTACCCTCGCTGAACGTGTACGTGAATGGATAGCAGTAAAGGACGAGGCTGCGATCTCATCTAGGGATCGCACTATGGATGTGGTGTTTGTGCACTTCAAACCAGACGGATCGCACCAAGCCTGTAGATTCCGAAAGGATATATGGCACACCATTGAGGCCGAAGACGCGACGGTGCTGGAAGACCTACCAGAACCCGTGACTCAGCGAGTGGCAGCTTTAACCATCTGTGAGGACAAGTCTCATGTTGATCTTGTCGGAACACGAATTGCTAACAATTGTTTCTTCGTTTATGCGTAAGAGACGGCCCGATACTGTTTATCGTGTTGTTCTAAATGATGAAACTAAACTTGTTCACGTTATAAGTTTTGGTATGGAGAAGGTTGAAGTTTCATCAGAACAGGTGTATAATAGTGTCAACGACCTACCGAAATGGATGCAAGAGGGGGTCGCGCTTCTGATGATGACGAGCGCGAAACCCCCCACCGACGAGGTAGATGGTGTCGGAAGGAGAATAGACGAAACAACTTATTGGCTATACGGCTAACAGGCTGGGGCTTCGGCCTCGGCCACAACTTCGGGAGAATATGGTGAACATCTTTTATCTTGACAGGGAACCCCTGTCTGCCGCCAGAGCGCACTGCGACAAGCACTGCGTTAAGATGATACTGGAGACGGCACAACTTCTCAGCACAGCGCATCGTGAGTTAGACGGCGACGAGTACGCTGACGCACATGGTCTGTATAAGGCCACACACAAGAACCACCCGAGTGCCGTTTGGGTACGCGAGAGCGCCGCGAACTATCGTTGGGCGCACCAACTGCTTGTCGAACTGTGCGGTCAGTACGGATACCGCTACGGCAAGACCCACAAAACCGAGCAGCTCGTCGAGTCGCTTTCCTACCCGCCCTCTAACATCCCAACAGATACCGCGTTCACCGAGCCGCCGCAGTGTATGCCGGACGAGTACAAGCGTAGTGATGCAGTGGATGCCTACCGTGCCTACTATCACGGCGATAAGGCTGGCTTTGCGGAGTGGCGGCACAGCAACCCACCAGTGTGGTGGGTGAGGGAGGACCGAAGCCAACCCCGCCGCGTCCGTGGTGTTTAGCTAAGAGAACCAACATGACACAAGGCAAAAAATCCACCATCACCGGAAAAGCGAACCGTTACATCGTGGGAAAAGCGAACCGCTACATCGTGTTCCGCTTTCTCAAGAAGTACATGAAGCAGCACCTAGAATGCCCGACGCCCATGCAGGTTGCCGAGGAGACAGGGCTGCACCGCGCAACGGTCACATACCACATGCAGGGCCTCCGCGGTGCTGCGGGCCTTCCCGTCCCGATCCCGAGCCACTGGTCCAACGCCGCCCGCAAGCGGTGGGAAGACGGGGCGCACGACGACAAGTACGAACCGAAGGACTTGGTGTCTCTCATCGGAGATTCCTGATGCCGAAGAATAGAGACCTAATCCAACGGCTCTACATCTATGGGCATGGCGGAGTTCGAGTGCGCCCATGAGATGTTTACCGAAGCCGATGTCGTGTTAGTGCGACACTAACAAAGCGGGTGTGGTGAAATTGGTAAACACAAGAGACTTAAAATCTCTCGGCTTCGGCTTTGCCGGTTCAAGTCCGGCCACCCGCACCAAACATGAAACCAGTTACTACGGAGAAGCGGCGTTGAGTTTAACAAAACTAATAAGGGATATGCGACGGGAGAAGAAACTCTCGCAGGAGGATTTAGCCGACGTGGCCGGGGTGCACAGAAACACAATAGGCCGGATGGAAACCGGCGAGGATGTAATGCTGAGTGTGTTTGAGCGTGTAGCTGATGCACTTGGCTACGAAGTTGAACTCTTACCAACGGAGATTACCAGTGAGCAAAACGAGGTTGCACACGACAAAAAAGCAGTTCGAGGACGCACATGATATAGCCGACACAGGCCGTGCGCGTAACGTCGAAATACCCCGAAAGATGTTATACGCGCTACTGATGGATCATTCTGAGATGATTGGGAAGCTGGGCCACGACGTGCTTATCGTGCCGGGAGAGAACGATGACGCCCGAAGCTAAAGTCAAAAAGGTGGTAACAAATCAACTCAAGGATATCGGGGCTTACTACTTCTACCCCGCTACAGGCGGTTACGGACGCAGTGGTGTGCCAGATATAGTAGGCTGCTACCTCGGACAGTTTTTCGGTATTGAGTGCAAGGCTGGTAAGAACAAACCGACAGCTTTGCAGGAGAAGAACCTAGAAGACATACGCAAGGCCGGAGGCATCGCTATGGTGGTGAACGAGGAGAACATGCACGATGTACGAGAGCAACTCATTGGGTTCACAGAACTATAAACAAAGGAGAGTCACTATGAAGTTTTTTGATTGGTTGTTTGGGAAAGATTTAGAAGAGCAGTTGGACAGCACACCGCCGCAAGCAGAGAGGCAGTGGCGCAAGCCACGCGGGGCGGTGAAGGTGTGGCGCTATTGCCGCGCTAGTAAGGTTCACGGTAGGGAAATCTACTGCCCTCAGTGCAGTGCGCCTAGCACAGTGTATCACTTCGCTTGGTCCGTGCTTAAGTGTACGAACTGCGAGAACAGCAGTGAGCGGCGGCAGTGGTACACGGTGCGTACCGACAAAGAACTCAAGCGACAGATTGCCCAAGCTGAAGCCAAAGCAGGGGGCAAGAAATGGAAGGAACTCAAGCGGCAGATTACTCAAGCTGAAGCCAAAGCAGGGGGCAAGAAATGAGCGAACAACTAGAATTACCGTTCGACCCGCCGCTAGACCGCGCCATGAAACGTGCAGAGATACTACGCACGGCGGAGGAATACATAACCAAGGATCGAGCGGCCACGCATGGCAATATGGAGGATAACTTCTCTACGATTGCCGTGTATTGGTCAGAGCATCTGGGGATCAAGGTAACCGCTATCGACGTAGCGGCCATGATGGCGTTGCTAAAGGTTGCACGGCTCAAAAGTAGCGAGGGCAATGAGGACAACTGGGTGGATGCCTGTGGGTACCTAGCTTGTGGTGGTGAACTAGCTTGCGAGGGGAGTAACAAGTTGTGACTAGACCCAAGAATATATCCGACGAGGAGTGGCGAGAGCGGGAGAAAAAATACTACGAAAACAGAACCGAGGAACAGAAGGAACGTAAAAACGCTACAACGCGGGAATGGAGGGCAAAATGGAGGGCAAACCTGTCCGAAGAACAGAAGGAGCGTAGACGAGAACAAGATAGAAGGCGACGGGCAAACCTGTCCGAGGAACAAAGAGAGGCGTTGAGGGTACGTGTACGAAAAGAAAATAAGAAATACTACGAAAACAGAACCGAAGAACAGAAGGAGCGTAGACGAGAACAAGCTAGAAGGCGACGGGCGAATCTGACCGAAGAACAGAAGGAACGTAGACGCGAAACGGCACGTGCAGCGCGCAGGGCCGACCCAGACAAATACCAGCCGCGCCTAAGATTTAAAAGGGCAAGGGATAACCTGTATGACTCCTATGTGAGAGGGCTTTTGAAACGTTATGAATGGGGTGTCGAGCCACCACAAGAACTAATCGAATTAAAAAGAGTGCAACTCAAGATAAGAAGATATCTTAACCAAGGAGAACAGAAATGAAGACCATAACAGACCTACGTGACGAACTATGCAACGCCTTTGAGGATTTGAAAGCGGGAAAAATAACCCCCAAGGTAGCCTCAGAGATGAATAACTCTGCGGGTAAAATCATACACACACTGAAGGTGCAGTTGGACTATCACGCAATGACCAAAACTACACCAAAAATCCCGTTCCTTAAATAGTACCGGAGAGTAGGTAATGGACCTCATAACAATCGACTACGAAACTTACTACGACAAAGAGTTCTCGTTGTCGAAGATGACAACAGAGGAATACATACGCGACCCACGGTTCCAAGTAATTGGGGTAGGCGTGAAGGTGAACAACAAAGAAACGGAGTGGGCTAGTGGAACGCACGAAGAAATCAAAAGTTATTTACAAACATTCGATTGGCATGAGGCTATGCTTCTTGCTCATAACACTATGTTTGATGGTGCCATTTCTAGCTGGTGTTTTGATATTCGTCCTCGGGCTTATACCGATACTCTGTGCATGTCCCGTGCTGTTAATGGGGTGGAAGATAGTGGAAGCCTCAAGGCGCTGGCTGTTAAGTACAACGTGGGTGTTAAGGGAACGGAAGTCGTCAACGCCCTCGGAAAGCGCAGAGAAGATTTTACGCAGGATGAACTAGACCGCTACGGCGACTACTGCATTAACGATGTGAACCTGACCTACGAGTTATTCAAACGTATGGGGTCTGGTTTCCCCCGCAAGGAACTCAAGCTGATAGACCTGACACTGCGTATGTTCGTAGAGCCGACGCTGGACTTGGACCTTGGGCTACTCGAAGAACATTTGAGGAATACTAGAGACTCAAAGGATGACTTGTTAAGGGACGCGGGTATCGAACGCGAAGAACTTATGAGCAATCCTAAGTTCGCAGAGGTATTGCGGTCGTTCGGCGTCGAGCCGCCGATGAAGGTAAGCCCGACCACAGGTAAGGAAACCTACGCGTTCGCCAAATCGGACGAAGCGTTCAAGGCGTTGGCTGAGCGTGAGGACAGCCGTGTACAGGCTGCGGTGGCGGCGCGGCTTGGCGTTAAAAGCACTCTGGAGGAGACACGCACACAGAGGTTTATAGATATAGCCAAGCGTGGGTTGCTGCCGGTTCCAGTTAGGTACTACGCCGCGCACACTGGGCGTTGGGGCGGTGACGACAAGATCAACCTGCAAAACCTCCCGTCACGCGGACCAAACGGCAAAGCCCTCAAGCGCAGTATCATCGCTCCCGAAGGGTACTCAATCATCGAAGCGGATTCCGCGCAGATCGAAGCACGGGTGCTGGCGTGGCTAGCAGAGCAGGACGATCTTGTTAGTGCGTTCACTAACAACGAAGACGTTTATGTGAAGATGGCGTCCCGCATCTATGGCGTTGATGAGGCTGACGTAGACAAAGACCAACGGTTCGTCGGTAAGACTACGATCCTTGGGGCTGGCTACGGTATGGGGGCGGTGCGTTTCAAAGAGCAGCTAAAGACGTTCGGTTTTGATATGGAACTGGACGAAGCCCGACGGGTCATTAACATCTACCGAGACGCTAACTGGAAGATAAACCAACTGTGGCGTGACGCGCAGAACACGATAGCGTCGTTGTACAGCGGCGGCAGTACGTCGTTTGGTGTGGGTGGTCTTATCGAAGCAGTCCCCGATGAGTCAGCACTTCGCTTACCTTCTGGTTTGTTGTTACGGTACGGCGATCTACAGGCCCACCAGACCGACATGGGTTTTGAGTACGACTACAAAACCCGCCGTGGCCGGACCCGGATATACGGTGGCAAGGTTATTGAGAACGTATGCCAAGCACTCGCACGGTGCATTATCGGTGAGCAGATGCTAGAGGTAGCCAAGAGATACAAGGTCGTTCTGACTGTGCATGACTCTATCGTTTGTTGCGTCCCTGATGCCGAAGCCGAAGCGGCCAAGGCGTATGTCGAGGAATGTATGCGTGAAGTTCCCGATTGGGCCCACGGTTTGCCCGTCGATTGTGAAGCTGGAGTTGGTAAATCCTATGGAGACTGCGAATGACGAACGAGCGTGATAACAACACACACGATACGATAGACAACATGTGGGCTAGAGGTATGCCTGTTTGGACAGGGGGTAGAGCCATTGATGAAGTGAGTACGCGGGGTGAATTCATAGACTGCACCAATATAGAATGTGATGGGCTTATCAAATTTGATACCGTGCGGATGGAGCCGGGGATGGCGCTAGATCAGAGCGGTGTGTTCATCGACGCACGTTGTTCTAAATGTAGTTTCGCTGGGCAGTTGGGGATACTGAACCAACAAGTCAGAGACGATGAATTTTTGGGGCGTTTGGTGTGGGTTTATAAGGTGGAGACTGCGAATGACTGATGCTATGGCGCTGAAACTGTATTATAAAAGTCGTATGAGTACGTTTGAGGTAGCCAAGGTACTTAACTGCACGGAGGCAGAAGTCTGGAACGCGCTTGCTCGCAACGACAAAGAGAACCCCCGTAAATGACATATAGTGTATCGCCTTGGTCCTTCAGTAAGATCAAAGCCTTTGAGCAGTGCCCTAAGCAATTCTACCATATGAAGATTGCCAAAGACTACACCGAGAAAGAGACCGAGGCGATGCTGTATGGAACTTTGTTCCACGAAGCCGCCGAGAATTTTGTCAAGGACGACACCCCTATACCCGAGAAGTTTAAGTACGCCGAAGCTGCGCTAACCAGCCTGAAGAACAAGCCCGGTAAGAAGCTGTGTGAGTACAAGTTAGGACTCACCGAAGACTTAGAACCCTGCGGCTTCTTCGATGAAAACGTATGGTTTCGTGGTATTGCGGACCTAATCATACTGGACGGTGACACCGCTTGGGTGGTAGATTACAAAACTGGCAAGTCAGCCAAGTACGCTGATAAAGGGCAGCTTGAGTTGATGGCGTTAGCTACGTTCAAGCACTTCCCCGAGATTAAAAAGGTCAAGGCAGGTCTGCTGTTCGTTATCGCAAAGGCTCTTGTCAGAGACAGTTACGAAGATACCGTGGCTCCTATCCTATGGAAGAAGTGGTTGTCCGACTACGCTAGGATGGAGAAGGCTTTGGAGACGAACACTTGGAACCCAAGGCCGAGCGGACTGTGCCGCGCACACTGTGCAGTTATTGATTGCCCTCACAACGGGAGGAACTGATGCCCTACACCAAGAAACCGCGCCCCTACAAAAAAGAGTATCAGCAGCAGAAAGCCCGCGGTGAGCATGGCGACCGCATGGAGCGGCAGCGGGCGCGCCGTGAGATGGATAAGACAGGTAAAGATGCCAACAAGAACGGCAAAGCCGATAAGCGCGAGGGTAAGGACGTCGCGCACAAGAAGCCCCTATCACGCGGCGGCGCTAACAAGGACGGAGTAACCGTCCAGAGCCGCAAACGAAACCGCGCTGCGGGTGGCGCACTGAGTAAGGGCAAGCGAAAGAAATAACACACCAAAGGAGAACTTAAGTGCGGGTTATCAACGATAAAGCAATACTTCTAAACCTGCGAAACCCCGGAAAAGTAACCAACACAATCGCTAAGAGTAAGATCATTAGCGAGAACAAGGTGCTGGTGAACTGGGGTGTAGAAGAAGCGATCACGCTCAAGAGCATCAATGTAGATATACCGTCGCCTATTGTCGGTCGGTACGGGTGGCCGGGGAAGTACGCCCCTTTCGAGCACCAAAAGTCTACGGCTGCGTTCCTGACAAAACACCGTAAAGCGTTCTGCTTTAACGAGCAGGGTACAGGTAAGACCGCTAGCGCTATCTGGGCATCTGACTTCCTGCTTGAGCAGGGGGCGGTTAACCGAGTCCTCATCATATGCCCGTTGTCGATCATGGATTCGGCTTGGCGAGCGGACCTGTTTACATTTGCTATGCACAGAAGTGTTGATGTGGCCTACGGTTCCCCCGACAAACGCCGCAAGATCTTAGCCAACGGTGCTGACTACGTTGTAATAAATTATGACGGTGTGGAGATTGTAGCCGACGACATTGCGGCAGGGGGTTTTGACCTCATTATTGTAGACGAAGCTACGCACTACAAGAACGCGCAGACAAAACGCTGGAAAGTCCTAAACAAGTTGGTTGGCGAGAATACTTGGCTATGGATGATGACGGGTACTCCCGCCGCACAAAGCCCTCTTGATGCGTATGGTCTAGCTAAACTCGTCAATCCCCGTGGGGTGCCACGTTACTTCGGATCGTTCCGCGACCAAGTGATGTACAAGATTACCCGCTTCAAGTGGGGTGTGAAGGACAGCGCCACAGAAACCGTGTTCAACGCGCTACGGCCAGCCATTCGGTTTACGAAGGAGGAGTGCCTAGACCTACCGGACATGGTGTACACCAAACGTAGGGTCGAACTGACTCCACAGCAGCGTAAGTACTACAAACAACTCAAGGATCAGATGGTCATGCAAGCGGCTGGCGAGGAAGTTACCGCCGTTAATGCAGCCGTCAACATGAACAAGTTGCTACAGATATCGGCTGGTGCGGTTTACACCGATCACGGAGACGCTTTGGAGTTCGATATCAAGAACCGGTACAAGGTTCTCATGGAGGCCATACAGGAGGCCAGCGGCAAGGTTCTGGTGTTTGTCCCCTTCCGCCATGCCATAGGTATATTGTCGGAGAAGTTGGCGTCAGACGGCGTTACCAACGAGGTAATCCAAGGCGATGTGCCAGCCACTAAGCGTACTGACATCTTCAAACGCTTCCAAGAACAGGATGACCCAAAGGTTCTGGTTATCCAACCTGCTGCCGCATCGCACGGTGTTACGTTAACAGCCGCCGATACAGTGGTCTGGTGGGCACCTACCAGTTCGTTGGAGACCTACTCCCAAGCCAACGCCCGAGTCCACCGTTCGGGCCAGAAGAACAAATGTACCGTGGTGCAGCTTCATGGCTCGCCCGTAGAGCAACACGTTTATAGGTTGTTGGACGACAGAATTGATGTTCATTCAAAAATCATAGATTTATATAACGAATTGCTTGACTAAGCCTCCATACTCCACTATATTCCACAACCTACAACAAAAAGGAGAACCTTTAAGTGGAAGATAAAGACCGTTTGGGTAAGCTAACGAAGGCTTATATAAACATCCGCGCTCGACGCACGGAAATTGCCTCTGAGTTTAAGAAAGAAGATGATCGGCTAAAGGAGCAGCAGGACAAGATCAAAGCTACCCTCCTAAAGTTCTGCAAGGAAAATGACATCGACAGCGTTAGGACTGAGGCTGGTGTGTTCTACCGAAGCCAGAAGCGCCGTTACTGGACTAGCGATTGGGAGTCGATGCACAAGTTTATCCTTGAATACGAAGCGCCTGAGTTCCTTGAGAAGCGTCTCAACCAGACCGCTGTTAGGGAGTTCTTAGAGGAGAACCCGGACATCCTGCCTCCGGGTCTCAATGTGCAATCCGAATACACAATCTCAATCAGGAGAAAGTAATGAGTACTGAATACGTCCCTATTGATGACGTTGCAAAGTGTTTGCACGTCTCGCCAGCCACCGTCCGTGGCTGGGTGCGGAAGGGGGAAATTCCGCCAAACACCTATATCAAGGTGGGGACTACCTACCGCTTCAACGTAGATGCAGTAGTTGAGGCTCTGCGTGGGCCGGAAGAAACTGAGGGGGAAGTTCCCTACGTGGAAGCCGACAACGTAGGGAATGACGTTACGACCGATAACAACTTAGACGAAGACATCTAGGAGAACACAATATGTCTGAACTATCTATCTTTGAAGGCAACTCCCTCGTCTCTAGTGACCTGTTCAAATCATTGCAGAGTGCTGGAAGCAACCTACTCGGGGGTTCCGGTGGAGGTATACGCCGTATCAGTATTCGGGGTAAGCGTTTCCGTGAGGTTGTTGGTAGCGAGGAAATGCGTGTTAGCAAGTCTGACAGCATGAACATCGTTATCATCAACGCGGCCCCGCTTTCCCGTACCTATTACGAGGGTGTTTACGGTGCTGACAAACCGTCTGCTCCGCACTGCTGGTCGTCGGATACCAATGTGCCGTCCCCCGATGTACCAGAAGATCAGCGTATGGCCTCCCGCTGCATGGACTGCCCGATGAATGTTAAGGGTTCTGGGCAAGGCGAGAGCCGTGCTTGTCGTTTCCAGCAGCGTCTCGCTGTGGCACTGGAAGGTAATCTAGATAAAGTCTACCAGTTGCAGCTTCCGGCAACCAGCGTGTTCGGTGACGGTAAGGACGGTAAGATGCCGATGCAAGCCTACGCACGGTTCCTCAACGCCCACAACACGCCGCCCATCGCAGTTGTCACCGAGATGTATTTTGACGACGACAGCGACGGCCCCAAGTTGTTTTTCAAGCCTGTACGTCCGCTGGACGAAAGTGAGTTGAAGCGGGCTGCGGCGCTTCTTGAACATTCCGATACGGAACGGGCTATCACCTTCACGGTGGCGAAGCCCAAGAAAGACGCCGATGTTAGTGCGGCACTAACAAAGCCGGAGCCTAAGAAGGCCAAGAAAGCCAAGGTTGAAGTGGATGAGGACGAGGAAGATCCGGCAGAGCCGGAAGAACCTAAGAAGGTTGCCAAGAAGTCGGATGCCACTTCGGGCGATACAGACCCTGAGTTGGATGCTATAGTGGACGCTTGGGACGACTAATCTAAAGCTATAGCACCGCCGCGACCGTTTTGCTGGGGAGGCGGTCGCGGCACCTTCTCGGGAGATTGTAATGGAACCAAGAGTGTTCTTGGAGAAGGCGCTATCGGAGAACGGCTACTACTGTGTATTCGCTGCAAAAAGCGCAGAAAACAGGCGGACACAGAAGTTCTACACCTCGGTAAGCGCCGTCATAGACGCGGCACAAGAGTTAGACGCGCAAGGGTTCGATGCTTATTTCGCACTCGCTACCTTTGAAGAAGACGGCTCGCGCAAAGTATCCAACGTAAAACAACTTAAGTCGTTCTTTCTTGATCTGGACTGTGGGCCAAGCAAGGACTACCCAAGCCAGAGTGAGGCGCTTGACGCGCTGCGAATGTTCTGCACGGCTACCAACCTGCCGAAGCCGTTCATGCTGAACTCTGGTCGTGGAGTACATGCTTATTGGTTCCTTGACGAGCCGATAAGTTACGACGACTGGTTGCCTGTCGCTGAAAAGCTCAAGGCTTTATGTGTTACGCATAACTTATTAGCAGACCCCGCCGTAACGTCTGACGCCGCTCGCGTACTTCGTATTCCCGGCACCCATAACCACAAGGACAGCCCACCATCACTGGTGCGGCAGTTTGGTATGAGTGTGCCGGAGCCGGTTAGCCTTGAGGTGTTCTCCAATACCCTTGGCATGGACATGATGCCGCCACCTAGAAAGTATATCCCCGCCGGGGCGAACGCGGTTATGGATATGCTTATGGGTAACAAGACGAGCGTGTTCCTAGACATCTTAAATAAAACACGCCGTGGCGCAGGATGCGCCCAGCTTGCTGCGATCATGAAGAAACAGGCAGAGGTGCCTGAGCCGCTGTGGAGAGCGGGGCTGTCTATCGCCAAGTTCTGTGAGGATGGCGACAAGGCGGCGCACCTCATGTCGAAGAACCACCCGCAATACACCCCAATCGAGACCGTGAAGAAGATGGACTTGATTAAGGGGCCGTATCGTTGTGCCACCTTTGACGAATACGCGCCGGATATATGCACTGGATGTCCACACTGGGGTAAAATTAAATCACCGATTTCGTTGGGGCAGAAGGTACTTGAGGCTACGGAAGAAGTTGTCGTAGAGGCTCCTTCGGCCACCCTCCCAAACGCCCCCCTAAAATCTTACACTATACCAACGTATCCGACTCCGTACTTCCGTGGCGCTAATGGCGGTGTGTACTCACGCAAGACCCTGCCGGACGGCACAGTGGACGAAGTACCTGTCTACCATAACGACCTATATGTAGTACGCCGTATCAGCGATCCCGAAGTTGGTGAGTCGATACTTATGCGGCTGCACTTACCGAAAGACGGTGTGCGTGAGTTTACAATCCCGCTCACTTCGGTAACGTCAAGGGACGAGTTCCGTAAGCAGATGTCTATGCAGGGTGTCGCTGTACCGCGAGTGGAGGAGTTAATGAAATATACGTTGGACTGGGTAAACGAGTTGCAGTCAAAAGATGAAGCAGACGAAGCGCATAAACAGTTTGGATGGGTAGGTAGTGGTTTTGACTCGTTTGTACTAGGTAATCAACACATCTTTGAGAACGACATAGACTTTAATCCGCCTTCTTCCCAGACGTTATCACTGTTCCCTATTTTTGAACCCAAGGGGACTATGGAACAGTGGCGCAAGAATATGGACTTCTACAATAAGGACGGGTTTGAACTACACCAATACGTAGTCGGTACCGCATTTGGGTCCATCCTTATGCAAGATTCACCCTTCCACTGCGCGACACTCCACCTACACAGTAAAGAGTCCGGTATCGGCAAGACTACGGCTATGATTGTGGGGTCATCATTGTGGGGGAACCCTGACGAACTGGTGATGGACCAGAACACCACACTTAACTTCAGGATGCACAGGGGCGAGATATACCATAACCTACCGTTCTACATTGACGAGATAACGGAGATGAAGCCCTACGAAGTTAGTCAGCTAGCCTACTCAATGAGCAGCGGCAAACAGAAAGGTCGTCTGGCTGGTAGTGCAAACGCAGAACGATACAGGGGTGATCCGTGGAAGTTTCTTGCCGTCACAACCGGTAATGTAAGCGTAATTGAGAGAGTATCTGCGTACAAAGCGATGCCGGAAGCGGAGTCGCAGAGGATAATGGAAGTAAAGGTAGACAAACTATTCCACAAGTCCTCGGATACGATGACGCAAGAGGCGTTTCTGGATTCCGTCTGTAATAACTACGGCCATGCTGGCCCCATATTTGTGCAGCACGTAATCCAAAACAAGGACAGCATCCGAAGCCTTACCGACAGCATAAAAGAGAAAGTCATCTCGGCGGCGGGGCTAACCAGTAAGAACCGGTTTTGGACCGCCCATGTATCCTACACTCTAGCTGGACTTATTCTGGCTAAAAGGCTTGGCTTTCATGACTACGATATACAGAAGGTATTTAAGTTCGCCATATGGATGCTGAAGCTAAACCAAAACGCCGTGTCTGATATGTCGTTGAGCGCACAAGACATACTTAACGACTACATCAACGAGCATTGGAATAACGTGCTGTGGATCAAGAGTACGGATGATCTACGTAAGGGGCAGGGCGGTCCGCTCGACTCCCTGATTGTGCCGGAAGCGTCGCCACGGGGGAAGCTGGTGGCGCGGTACGAAACCGATATCAAGAGAGCGTACCTATTACCCAAACCACTTCGGGACTGGTGTGTAGATCAGCAGATCAACTATGGCTCGTTACTGCAAGACCTTACCGAGCAGATGAACGCCAAGAAGATCAAGATACGGTTGAGCAAGGGTACGCATATGCAGCTACCACCGGCTCAAGTTCTGGCAGTTGATTGCGCTTTGGATGTACCAGAAGATGTCCAGAGTTCGGAGGAAGCATGACCTAGATCCTGATGGGGTCAGGATAATTGTAAACTGGGACAGGTTCCTACCGAATACGTCTGTGTTCGTCCCGTGCATAAACACAGACAACGCAAAACAGCAATTAAAGCACGTATGTGACGATCTTGGCTACGAAACGACTATAAAAATAGTTGTTGACAACGGTAAATTAGGTGTTCGCGTATGGAGAATAGCGTGATAGTATTCTGTTGACAGCCCCTCCCGACTGTCAGTTCTCCTTTGTTGACTTCCCCCTGCTTCGGCAGGGGGATTTTTATTGGCCCCACTCGTTACGGTGCTGGACCAACAAGGAGCGTAAGTTGGGAGAAATCGTTATGCCGTTGTACATTTCAACAGATGTGCGCCGATGTCGGTCCATAGACTTCTTGAGAGTGTCTGGAGTTATGACAACTTTACTTCCGGCGTAACGCCTATTGAACTTCATAATCTCTCTCATCGCATCTTGGTAGCCTTCGTAATCACCCATGCGGTAGGCTATGTATGCCTTACGTAATGTTTTCGTGCGGCGTTCGCTTATGTTGCGGTCCATACGCTTCGTGACAGCGTTGCGCTCTTGTTCAAATGTGTAGTTGGACGGGGCGAACCCAAACACCTGACCAACCAACTCGCCGGTAGTGATGTCGTCGTAAATAGGATCATTGCGGCGGGTGAAGGCACCGCCGTCTCTAGCGTAGCGGCCAAACGTAGCCTTGTAGGCGTTAGCTACGGCAGGGGGCAGGAGGTTTTCAATACCACGCTCAACGAACCCTTCCTGCAAGTCGGTAACACCACGAACCAACCGCTTACCGGTGCTGAGAGCCGGACCACCGAGGTAGAAGCCAATGAACTCTTCCGGGGAGGGCTTAGCGTTATACCTGTTGTCTTGGATCAAGAGGTTGTTGAGGCGCACACGAGATGCAACGTCAATACCGAGCAGTTCGTTTATCGGCCCCTTGTACCAACCCTCACCAATATACTTACGTACAATGGTGTCCGCGTCATCTTCCTCGTCATCTAGGAACATGTTAGCGACCATAGTGAAGATGCCGTATATCGGCACACCATGAATACCGGCGAAGAACAACGCCGACCCATGCACCCCGATAAGTTCCCGCATGGCTTGCTTACGCATGGCGGGATCAACAGAAGAGTCCAGCATACGGGACGCGCTCTTAAGCATCGTGTAGTACATGTTCATGCCGTAACTCTTGTACATAAGAGCGACACGGCCAATACCCTGCTGGGCTATGCGGGGCGCTGTCTCAAGCGCAAGGCCACCGTTCAACTGTTCGGTTTGGTACAGGGCTTCGTCGGCGGCTAGCTGCTCTTTCTGCGCCGAGTCCATAGAACTTGGGTCAACGTACTTACCCTGCGTCTCTGCGAAGTAACGCTCACCGGAGTCCAGACGATCCAGAATAAGATCAAAGTTAGAGAACATGATCGTCTGACGGTTGAACCGTTCCACTGCGTTGAAAGCGAACGCCGATACGCCGGAGATGGAATCCAGAACTCTACTGGTTGTACCGCCTTGTGCCTGACGGCCTCCTTCCTCCAGACCCAACTGATCCATAAGGTAAGAGCGTCCAAGATACCCACGCTCCGAAGCCGTCTTGACCATCGGGGCCATACGACGAAGCTGCGCTATGGTATTCGCATCAAGGTTTAGACCGGACTTGACGGTGTAGTTTCCATCGGCGTCCACATCATAATAACTGTCTATCTGGTCAGTGCTTCCAGCCCGCAGCTTGCCGTTCCGCATGGTAGGTAGTGCCGGGGTTATAACAAGTTTGGAGAACTTGGATGCCCGTGCAATCGCCGCACCACTGGCCTTTGCGCCGTACTTCGCAGTCATGTAGGGGAACGCAAACAACGGAACCTGAGACATATTGACCATAGCCGAGGATGCGTTGAACCCAATGGTGTAGATAAATGCACCTTGGTTAGCCGTCTTATAAAACCGCTCTGCACCCTTGTTCTTGGCCCCGCTTCTCGCGAACTCTGAACGGGCGAGGAGTTCAGCCCTAACATCGTTGAAGCTGCCCATTAGGGCATCTTTTGTTTTGCCAACCAGTGATTCCGAGGCAGACAACTTCGGCTCTTGCAGTTCGGCTATCTCACCGTCCATATCGCGTAAGCGAGCACCGTACTCCAAACGTACTGCCTGACGGCCAATATCATACGCCTTCGTTCTCAGACCGATCAGGGAGTCCTGTATATACCCCGGCGTGCCTTTACGTCGTTGCAGTGACTTAGCAAAAGAAGTTTCTGGTAGAGCCTCTACAAACAGACGCATGATTTGCTCTTGAACGTCCACCGGCACGTTGTTGGCCGTCATAACTTTTAGTGTGTCACCAACAAAGGAGGTGGGCGGCGCGTTGCGGAAGTCTTTAACCGCCATCTCCCCATCCACCGATTCTACCGACCCAGCAGCAACATCGGGATCTGCCTTTACTTCTGCCATCACCCGGTCACGCTCACGCTTGGTGTCAAACATACGAACTACGTATGCTTCCCGTGGCGACTTCGGGTTCTTCATAGAATAGCTTAGCTTGTAGCGACCCTGACGGATGAGCGGGAAGTAGACTTCTAACCGCCCGGACTCAAACAGCTTAGCGTAAACTTCATTTTTGAGGCGGGTGGCCGCAGCAGGATCGTTCGCCATAAGTGCGTCGATCTCACCGTAGATAACTTTACGTAGCTTCTCGTACTGATCTGCGTAGACTTTACGCATACCGTTGAATACGCGGACCCCACCGGCCTTTTGCACAACGGCCCAGTCGGCGCGTTGCTCGTCCCAAATAGCTGCTAGATCGTTGCCACTATCGTCAGTCTTGCCTTCATACGCACTACGGGGTTTCGTCGGGTCTACCTGATAGATAGTGGCACCGTATTCACCGCTGTATATAACCCGGTCCAGCGCAGCCTTGGCTTCCGCGTGCTTATCCGCCCACGGGACAAAGGTATTGGAGATAAAGTCTGCTACACGCTTATCTGAATCTTGAATAGCACCGCGCTGCCGCTCGATTAAGTCATGCAACCTGACGCCAATATCTCCGAGACCAGCCCGCATAGCAACGTCACCGAGAGCCTTGGTGCCCATTGATCCGAGCAGGAACCTCTTCGCTACATCAGCAACACCGCTCTGTAGGAACTCAACAGCTCTGTCCGCGAACCGTTCTCTCTGCTGCTTGGTTATGGGGCTAGAGAAGTTCTTCTGTACGTTGCCCACCTTCTGCATCGTAGCCTTGACCCCACTGTAAGTGGAGTTCATCAGAAGTTCCCCTGCGTTTCTATAATCGGGGGCGGCGGACAGGATGGAGTCAATCAGAGTATCAGCAGCGTTGAGCGCGGAACCAACCGGCTTGACCTGCATACCCAGCAGCTTTCTTACAAAGTTACCAACGGTGTTCATGAACCGTTGCAGGGCGGAGATATTGCTACCATCCGGGTTAAGACCGGCAAGAGTGCGCTGGAACTCAGGGTTAGAGAACGCTTCGGACACAAACTCGTCTAGGGATGTAGCACCGTAGTAGGTACCCAGCGAATCCTTAACATCCTCGAACAGCTTGGTAAGCTGCTTTGTGACGGGGCTGTTCTTGTTGGCGAGCGTTGCCGAAACCGCTGCGTGGGTGGCTTCGTGCAGCAGGGTGTGAGGGTTGATGCCATTCGTAGCGTCGAGCTTGATGATGTTGGTCTTGGGGTCAAACAGGCCAGCCGCAGGAGTGCCATCGGCACCCTTTAATTTATTTACAACCTCTACCTTAGTGTTACCCACGACCTGCGCCATTTTGCGAGCGATCTGCGCTACTCGCTTATCCTGAGATGTCATGGCGAGCACGTTAAGGGCACCGCTAAGGTCACCGTCTCGAACAGCGCTACTCACGGCAGGGTGTACAGGTAAACCTAATCCAGCAACGGCATCTGTTACCAAAAGCAGTTTATTTAGGTCTCGTAATTTTTTGGCGTCTTTCCGGTTCTGTTCGCGAGTAGCTTCGGCTTCTTCTCGCTCTATTTGTGCCTGTGCCCGCTGATTAAGTTCGCTCTTCGCTGCGTTTTCGGCATTTATCTTGTCTATAAGGTCCAGCGTGCTTTCTTCGCTTGCTTTTATCACCTGCGCTTCTTCTTTGGTGATCCAAGCATTTATTTCTGGAGATAGGTTATCTTCCGCCCACCTTAAGGCACGTTCGGCAGATGCCTTGCCGGTGCCTCGGTACATAGCACTCAACTTCTCCGACAGACCCTTCTGCCTCCCCGTAAATTGGGGAGTTTCGTTAACAACGTCATATATTGCCGAGTACAGACCTTGTATCGGGTTGCCCAGCTTCATGTAAGTTAGAAACGATTGGCCGTTGAGGTCACGAGTAGTTGTACCTTCAGCTTTTAACTCGCTGATAATGGCTTTATCTTTAGCAGTAAATGGATCTCTCTGGTCAGCTATCTCTTCTACGTTGTACCGCCCTGTACGCAGCCGCTGCTTATTAACTTCTAGCATAACGCCGCCCGGAGTCCGCTTCTCCAGATCAGCTATCTCTGCTTCGGTACGCTTCGGACCTGTGAACGCCTGCTTCGGCGCTTCCTTCTTCTCGGTAACTGGTTTCTTTGCGGCAGCAGTGCGCCTCGGCGTCGGCGTCGGCGCAGCTTTTGGTTTTGGTGCGGCCTCGGGTTCGGGTTCGGGTTCGGGGATTGGCGTTAATGGAGTTCGCTTTCCTCCCTCTCCTGTAAGAGTTGCCACAACATTGTTTGTAGCAGTGACCAATCGTCCGGCGTCAGCTTCTGTAGTGGTGGGGGCAGCGTCACCAGCGGCACCTCTTCGTCCTCGTACAGTAGGCGGAACGCGTATTCTACGTCTTGCTGCGTCAGCGTCACTAAGGGAGATGTCGTCCCCGAAAAGAGATAGTTGTTCACCAGTAGCCTCCGTCTCCGGCACTGCCGCAGCTTCGGTCGCAACGTCGCGAGGTTCGGCAGCAGTGCGCCTCGGTCCACCTCGGCGGGGCGGGAACAGGTCCATCTGCTCCTCTGGCGTATTCCTAACCAGCCGGTCAATGTTGAAACGAGCAGCCTGACTCGCACGAGGATTTTTGGCGAAGTCAATTAACTGCTGCCTTATTTCAGGGTCATTAAAGTCCTTACCAGTAATACGTTTACGGATAGGGGCGTTCTTGGGAATCTGCAGGCGGTCAAGTTCTGCTTCACCAAGAATACGCGGCTCTGGAGCGGGCTCTGCCGGAACCGCCGGGGCAGTACCACGCCGCCCCATGCCGGGGAAAGAAGGCTGTTCAGGTGCGCGAGGAGTAGTGCGCCGCTCGGGAATACGGGCCTCCATCTCCTCAAGCTGCGTAGCTTCGGGTGGCCCAGTAACTACTTCGGGTACTGCTTCCTCTACAGCCGGAGCGGGTCGGCCTGCCGCAAACGCATCGGTAGCCCGTGTAATAGTACGTAGCTCGGCGGCAGTGGGCGCAGTGTTGGCAACACCCGCATCAGACAGAGCCGCAGAGAAACGACGTGCGGTGTTTGCACGGCTAGCCGTAGATAGATCAGACAACACCGAATCGAGAACCTCACCACGACGCTGTTCGGTGGCGGCTTGGCGGGCAGTATCTTGCTGCCCCGCAATCGTTTCTAGCTCAGATTCGGTACGAAGTTCGCGTGCGGCGGTTTCTTGGGCGCGAGTAGCGGCGGCTTCCTCGTCCGCCATACGCTGAAGTTCGATAGCATCTTCAAGCTCGTACTGACGCGGGTCCGATACTTGCCCATATCGCGCTTCTTCGGCTATATTGGGTGCAAGCTCTAAATCTGCCTCGGCTGCTACTTCTTCAGGCGCACCCCTTTCGCCCATCCTACGTAGCGCAGCGGTCTCCTCCCGAACAACTCGCGCAGTTTCAGCCTCTATAGGAAACAGATCGGGCTGTTCAAAGGCCTCTACATCACCTCTAGCGGCGGCGGCTAATCCTGCACGGTCTCTTTCTGCGGCTAGGTCTACCGGCGGCGTAGGTTGCTGCGGACTAGGTGCCTCTTCAGTACCGGGGGCAGACGGCCCGCGCTGGCGGCGACCAACCACAAGGTCGATCAAGCCTTGAGTAACAAGGCCCACGCTGCCGCCGATAAGACCTTCTTCTAGTGTGCCGCCGAAAGTAGCTGCGTCAGGATTATACCCTTGCTCGATGAGGTTTTGCGCTACGTTCTGTGCGGCTTCCTGTGCACCCTCGATACCACCGGATATAAGCGCCCGCTCTACACGATCTCTAGCCCCCTCTATGACCTGCGGGCCGAGTTTGTTAAGCATATCCCCAACAACAGGGATATCACCAATATCAAAACCAAGCGCCTTAGCAAACCTACCTATAGGCAATATGTCGAAGGAACCGGGGATTATACCAAGACGGGCGGCGCGGTTACGTTCTTCTAAAGTAGCACCGGCTTCACGAGCACGTTCACTAGCTTCACCAACACCTGCCCCTATACTAACACCTGCGATAGCAGGAAGGGCGGCTGCACCAAGAGGAGCTAGAGCAAGAATCCCGGCAACTGAACCGAGACCCTTACCGAACTTAGCTGTAGCTTCTTCCGGGTTGGCTAGGCGCGGCCTTACAAAGTCTGCGACACTCTTAATAACGTCGCGGGCAGATGCTTCGCTCTCTTCGCCAAGTGGAGTAATTGCACCCAGCGCCGTGCTTTCGACAAGATCTACAAGACCAGCCCCGGTACCACGAAAGATGTTACCCAGAGCCGTGGTTTCTTCTGGCTCTTGATACCTAGGAGCATCAAGGAGCGCTTCGCGCTCCTTAGCTAGAGCCTCATCCTCTTCTTTGTAAACCTGTTCTTGTACGGCGGCAAAAAGCGCCCTCTCCGATGTACCTTCTGGTGCTCGGACGGTGTATATTTTACCGTTTGCAGCCTTAATATCGTACAGCCTGTTAGCCATCTAGGTATTCCTACTTAGAATCAGGCCGTGAACCTACAACCTCCATATCTGGAGCGCCCCCTGTAACAGACCGCCTAAGATCGCTTCGAAGCCTTTGAAGGTCTTTCACAGCTTGTTCTTTAGCCTTATTCCAATTTGCAGTAACGCGTTTTTCCTCGGCTGCAAGTGCGTCATCTTTTAAGCCCTTGACCAAGGTAAGCCCTTCTATCTCTTTGGCTAAGCCCTCATCGTATTTCTGAGATAGTTTTGCTATGCCCTCCTCAACACTTGCAAGTAGATTTAGCCTACGACCCATATCAAGAGATTGGAAGTTCATACGAGAGATTGCATTGGCTTCGCTCTTTAACGCAGCCTCAACATTGGCGATATCGGCTTTTGTTTTGTTGCTAGCTTCAATACCCAATACATCGAATAGACTGTTTATACGTGTCTGCATACCTTGAGAGGCGGATCTCTTAGCCGACTCAGACATTTGTTCAGTTATACCCCCAGCCGTAACCTGCGCTTTACCGGCTTCAATATCGGCTTCCTCGCGCTGTTTGGCCATTCTGTACAGTGTGTCTAAATCCGCAACCTCCTGCGCCATACGCCGCTCTTCACCTGCTATCGCCTTCTGACCTAGACGCCCAAACGCCGAAGAGCCGCTTACATAATCAGCAAGGGGGCCGCGTGCTTTCCGTGCTGCAGCCTGCCGTTTCATCATGGCATCCCTATCGGCTATGTATTTATCATACATAGCGGCACGTTCATTGCGACGGAGCAATGCACCTACACCAGCCTCACGAGCAGCACGCTCAGCCGCTGTATCACGCTGTAATTGTTTACGCTGATATTGTCCGAGGTCAGTCTGTTCCTGCAATAATTTTTTCCCGAGTTCCGAATCTAAAATTCCGCGAGCCTGCACGTTCGGAATAGCGGGAGCTTGAGGGACGGGGGCTGGAGCCGGAGCTGGAGCCTGAGCTTGAGCCTGAGCTTGAGCCTGAGCCTGAGCTTGAGCCTGAGCTTGAGCCTGAGCTTGAGCCGGAGAGACAGGGGCAGCGGGCGACAACTGGGACATAGCGATTTGGGGTGGCGCGTTCCTGCTTAGGGCATCCATTGCTGGAGTAAACCCACGCTCTTCAAATCCAAACCGTTCTGTAGGGTCCATTAAACCAGTGGCCCGTCCAACAGCCCCAACAACATCAGCGCCTACCTTAAAAGGTACATTCGCGGCGTCATATAAAAAGGCGAACGGCTGCGCCATTGACAACCCTACCCTTTGGATACCACGCTTCTCGTTAATAGCTTCTTTGATTCTAGCTTTTTCTTCTGGTGACGCCGCCGCAAATCGTTCCGGTGTAACGCCTACTTCAGCCAATATTTCGGTAGCTTCGCGCTTGCGACGATCTTCTTCGCTCTCACCCTTTACCGAATCACCTTCGGCAAAAGTCACCACGCCGCCTTGGGCCATGCGGGCCATATTGGGGGCAGGCTGCGAGGCAATACCCGCCATCTGCGGGTTCATAGGCATACGTGTAGCGGGACGCTGACCAGAGGCTACACGCTGTAAGTTCTGCTGCTGCGCGGCCTGACGCTGCGCCATAATACCACCCACCTGACGACCAAGATCGTCCTTAGTCATGCCAAGAACTTCAGCTTCGCGCTGCTGTTTAATGGTCTGTGGGTTCTGCTGCATGGACATCTCAATGTCCCGCTTCTTCTCCTGCATCTCTTTGTTGATGCGCTGGAGAGCGAGAAGGTCCAACAGGTCTTGGTTCATCTGATAACGCTGCTTCAATGCACCGGGGTTGCTCCGGTACGCATCTACTTTGCGCTGAACTTCGTCGTCTATGCTGCCTGCGTATGCTGCCATAGTCCTACCCTCTAATCGAACAAGCCGCCGATGAAGTCGCCAACATCGCCAAGAATACTGCTAATACCAGAACCAACAGCACTACCAACAGCACTACCAGCACCACCAAACAGCCTATCGTACAGACTCTGCACTCCGTAGCTTCCACCTACTATCTGCTCTAGCTGGCTCGGCTCGGCGTAGGTATAGTCTTGCGACTTCAACGGCAGATTCTGGAGCAACGACGCAAGGTAAGTATTCTGCTTGTACGGGAACGCCAACTCCTGCTCAAACTGCTTAATATCGGCGGCGATACCTTCACCCTCGATAGCCCGTTGCGCCGCGCCAAGATCAGCCTGCCTCTGCAGGGCTTGCATACCATATAGGTTAGCGAGTTCCTGTGCGGACTGTTGGCGTGCTTGTTCGGCGTTGAACTGCGCCGCTGCCGCATTATACGCATCCGCGTATCCTTTACCTGTAACCTGCGCCGCCTTGTCGAGATACGCACGGTCAAGTTCAGACTCCATAACGGCCTGACGACCGCCGCCATAAGCACCCGCACGGGACAAACGCCCTGCCTGCTCAATACGCGCAAGATCAGTCTGACGACGAAGTTCATCCAACTGGGGCTGAAGAGCCTGCTGGACATACGGGTTCATATAGCTCTGGGCTACACCCTCATCAGTAATAGACTGTGGCGTAAACGCGCCCATCTGTTCGGTCGGAACAGCCAGCCCTGCAAGACCCTGAAACGCCTGCTGCTGTAGTTGGGACGGACCCGCTGTAAGCTGCCCTGTATATGCTTCGTAAGGCTGGCTTGCGAGCGCCATACCACGACCGAGCATCTCCATGACATAGGGGCCAGCCCAGTTAGACAGCGAGGACTCAATGCCCGTCTGCGTACCAACAAGATTAAACCCCTGCTGGGCTACGGTGGGGTTAGTTGCTGGAGTAGATACCCCAGTCGATTGGGCGGTTCCTGTAGTTCCGTTTGCCATAGCTAGCTCCTACGCAGGTAACATTTTACGTGCGTTAATCTTTTTGCCCTGCTTCTTGTTGCCAGTGCGGGCCTTACGAACACGGTCCATCATGGCAAACAGCACTTTTGCGCCCGCTTCAGAGTTACCGTTACCGAGGTGGGACACAACGTCCGCAGGGACGACAAACTCACCATCACTCAGACGCGCTTCCTGCTGACCATCAATGCGGGCAGGGACTTTATCAGCCATTCCATCACTGTCCCCACCAAGATATCGGCCACGCGCCATAGTGGCAATGCCTCCGGCGGCGAGAGCGGGAATAGGACGCGTCTGACGGTTTGGGTTAGCCATATTAGCCGCCGCAAGAGCAGCGGGGTCTAGGGCCGGTGGCGTCCCCTGTCCTTGGGGAACATACTGCACGTCAGTAAAGTAGCGCTGCCCAGAACTACCGGGGCGTCTAGTGGGGTCATTAGTACCCGGAACACGTTGGCGTAGCACATTATACTCAGGGATATTGGCTTGGTATCCAGCATATGCCCGCTGAGTTTCTGTTAAACCGGGAAAAAGCTGACTGATACCGTAGTTAAGAGCCATAGGCCCGAGAGTCTCTAGTAGCTTACCCGAATCTGTGCCAAAAGCGCCCAGCACATCGTCGATCCAAGAGCCGCCGGAAGAGGTAGCGGCGTAGCCGCTATCCTGCGAATCATAATCTTCGGGATAGAGTTCGTCAGCCACGCTTGCCTCCAAGAATACTCATAATTTCATCTGTTTTGTCTTCAACAAGACCACCCTCTGCTGCCGCTAGACCCAAACCAAAGAAGTCTTCAGCATTAAACACCCCAGATTGCTGCGGGGTAGCAAATATATCCTCCGAAGTAATCGGATCATAAAAGTATAGCGGGCCTTGTTCAACGTCTAACGTCTTAATAGCACCTCTACCGCCCGGCTCTAACATAGAAGCAAACTGTTGTACGTTCTGCATCTGCTGCTGGCGTTGTAGTTGTGCGTTCATATTGGCTATCTGGCCCGCTATACCCGTAGTAGCAAACTGCGTAGCAGGGTTGATTTGCGTAGCTTGACCAATCTGCTGCCCAGTCTGCTGAGACTGCTGTAGGTTTTGTAGCACGATTTGGTCGTTAATATCTATTACATTATCACCTGTTACATCGTATTGCAGTTGTTGTGCAGTAAACGGCGCGGGTTCAGACATAACCTCACGCTGTGCAATCAGATCAGTTACAAAATCAATGTCAGCGTCAGTTACCTGCTGCGCGGGCTTACCAATCAGCGATGTAACACTATCTCTAAAAGCAGCTTGCTCCGCCGCCTGCTGTTCTTGGCGGGAGACTAACGCAGCTTGCTCCGCCGCCTGCTGTTCTTGGAGGGAGACTAACGCAGCTTGCTCCGCCGCCTGCTGTTCTTGGAGGGAGACTAACGCATTATAAAACGCAGCTTGCTCCGCCGCCTGCTGTTCTTGGCGGGAGGCTAACGCATTATAAGTTGCTACAGGGAGCCGCTCTTGTGCTCTACCCGCCAGTTCGGACTCAGCATATTGGCCGACCAGACTCTGTACATCAGGGGGTAACGCATCGAGAAACCCAAGTTCTTCAAAGGCTTGCTGAGCTTCTTCCCACGTTACCGCACGGGGGTCATACAGAGTAGCTAATTCGGTTCCAAGCGCCTTGGTTAGAACTCCGCTCTCAGCCAGCGACAATGCAGCAAGGTAGTCTGCCTCTTCAGGAGTATATCCTTCCTGCTCAAAGATCTGTGTAGCGTAGCCACGGTTAACCGTATCAATGACCCGGCCACTAACGGCTGTATCGGGCGTTTCCCCAACAAAACCGCCAAGGTCTTCTTCTGTAAGGGTATACGGAGTCTGGTCTTCGATAGCCTGATAGGCTTCCTGTGCCTCACCATAGGTAGTGTAGGCATCGTCATTAGCAGCGTCGAGGATATCGGTAGCAGTTTGATAGCTCCATGCGCCGTCTTCATCTTCAGAGAAATCAAGGACTTGGCCCTGATCGTCAAAGAAGGAACCCCAACCAAGCGTATCCTTAATAGTCTGCTGCGCCTGTGCACGAACGTCCGGGCCAGCATCAGGCGCGTTAGCGTTAGCTACTGCCTCATTGATATCGGGGTTAAACAGAATAACAGCGTTCGCTGCGGGGTTAGAGCTGGGTTGGGGTTTATTAGCTGCGTACTCTGCCTGCTGAGTCCAGAACTCTTCAGGTATAACGTTGTTGTATGTGTATGTACCGTCCCTAACGGCGCTTAAAGTCACATCCCCAAGTGTAATAGCGCCTGCGGTACCCGTGCCTGCTAAAGCCCCAAGGAGGGACGCTGCAGCAATATCACCACGCCAGTCCTCGTATACTCCGCCACGCTGCGTTACAGTCGGATCAATTTGCTCGTGGAAAGCAATCTTCAACGCCGCTGTCGCGCCCTCCTCTATACCTTCAGAAACCCCCTCCGCTCCTATACGCGTGGCCGTTTCCAGAATACCTTTAGAAACCCCCTCCGCTCCTTTACGCGTGGCCTTTTCCAGAATACCTTCAGATAGCACAACCAGTGCTTTCGTATTAGCACCACTAGCTATGTTTGAGGCAAGTAGGTCTGTAGGCGAGAATATGCGACCAGCAATACCTTCTATCAATGCAGCAGTAAGGCCGGTAGTAACCGCCGCTTCTTGTGCTTTTTGGTCTGCTAGAACAGGGTCTACACCAAGCTGTATCATCTTGTCGTACAGCTCTTCGTAGGTTTCTCCGGCAGCGCTACCCGCAGTTTCAAGAACTTGGAGGCCAGCAGCGGTGCCCCATGCACTTGCTCTACCCCACTTTCTAGCCGCTTGGGCACTTAGTTGAGCAGCTTTAGCACCGCCTTTAACTACAAGACCAACACCACCACCAGCAACCGCAGTTAATGCTTCTGGAAGAATTTCAGTACCAATGAGATTACCGAGGACTGCCCAAGGTGCTTCAGCTATACCTCCAATTACTGCGTTAGCGGTACCAACTATTCCTGTCGCGTTTTTGACGTCTGTTTTAAAAGTCTTCCACTGTTCTTGGCTTAAATCTGATTCAGTAATATCACTAAGTGACGACATAGTAATTGCTAACTTAGCGAGGTTAGAACTACTTAGATCTACAGGATTATTTCTACTATTTAGGAATATCTCAAGAAAATCATTTACACTTTTAAGAGCTTCACCCCCACCACGTAGACCCCAAGCAGCAAGATCTTTTACCTTCCGTGCGCGCTCTTCATAATCTGTGCTAAGCCCATCTACATCTATATCACCGGTCTCTTTAGCTAGCTGCTCTCGCTCGTTAACAAACTCAGCTACGTTTTTAGACAGATTAATAAGCTGCCGGGTACCCCAGTCGAGCTTGTTGTACTCTTCCTGATTTATATTCAGGTTACCCGCAGCATCAATGGCCACAACCGGAGCAACTTTAGCTACTTCAGCAAGGGTAGGCGGAGGTGGGGGTAGGTTTCTTATAGCCGTAGTGCTGTCAGTAAACAGAACGGTACCGTCCGGCTGAATATCGCCAGATATATAGCCCTCAATGGGCTGCTTGGTTACTGGGTCAATATATACCGCTTTACCGGACGAAGCGTCGTATATCGGCTGCACAGTACGATTTAGCCGTGCATCAAATACCGGCGCACCTAGATTTGGGGTTTTGGTGAAGGTTATACCTACTTCTTCACCAACTCGGTTGAATATGGCTAATGCCTCGCCGGAGGCAATATCAGCATCGGTTACACTCTCATCGCGGGCTATAGAGACGTTGCCGGTAGGCGTTCTGGCTTCAACACCATCCAGATATTGTTGGGCAAGTAACAATACGCCGTCGCTATTGGCCGCAGCAATATCCCCACCCACAGATGCTTTTACGCTATTAACAAGATCATCAATGTCCTCGATACTGTTAAGTTTAGTATCGACATTCGCTAGTATAACGTCGCCTAGCTTGGCCCGAATAGTTTCATCTATCTTAGTATCGCGAGCCTCTTGACTAATATCGTTCTGACGACCGGTGGCAAGCCAATGCTGGTACGGATCTACATCTTCGGGAAGATTATATAGCTCGCGGTATTCTTCGGCTTGGAAATTAGGTATAGTTAATTCACCGTTCTCATCAGCGGAGTAGCCCGTTAGGGCTTCGACCATATACTTAGTAGCAACCTCATTTACAGGCTGCATCAGCTCGTCGATGTACTGTTCAGAGCGAATAAGGTCGTCAGTGGCGGTTTTATACTCAGCCGCAGCGGTGGTGTATTTGGCATCAACAATTTCGTAGCTATCTACAGCGTCATCCAACCGAGCCTTGATAGCGTCGATCTCTGCTAGCCGTGCGTTAGAAGTGGCTTTATTGGTAATGCTTACGTTAATATCGGCGTTATATTTGTCGATTGCGGCGGTGTATTCGTCGTAGATTTCTTGGACAACGCCGCGGGCTATATCTACTTCTGCCGCTGCTTGGTTAGCTACTGTGTATTTCTCGTCTACAGCGGCTTGAGCACCGCTGATTTCGTCAATGAGGCGGTCTAAGCCACCCTCTGTTGCGTCATCAATAGCTTTTCTTAGCCCCAATATAGCTTGGTTATTGAAGCTGGCTTGAAACGCCTGATACGGATCTGCGCCCGCATACCCAGCTTTAATAGTATCGCTCACTACATTAGTAAGCATAGCGCTGCGGAGTCTGGCTTCGTTAGTGTCAGCCGTAAATAACTCGCTATCTGCGATTGCTTCTTTAATAATACCAGTCGTAACGGCGGCGCTCATAATAGACCCAGCTACAAGGTCTTCATTTATTTCGCCTGTAGTGACGAGTGACGAGATAGCCGCACTAGCGCCGCCCGTTACCATGTCTTGAACTACTTCGGGTAGTTCTTGGAAGCCCTCTACAAGATCCGATAATTCATTGAATATACTATCTTTTGTAGATAGGAAGGTGTCGTCAAATCCCTCGAAATCTATATCTGTGCTAAGTTCATCTACATCTAGAGAGTTACTAAACTCACTTTTTACATAGTCACCTAATTCACTTAACCCGGCACTGGCTGCACCGCTAAGAGCGCCGTTAAGAAGAGCGGCCCCAATATCCCCACCAGTCAAAGCCGCGCTAACACCCGCCCGAGTAGCACTTGATGCAGCTCTACCAGCAATCTTACCGGCTGTTTCACCCGCTGCTTCACCTACATAACCGCCAACAGCTTCACCTGCGATATCGCCAAAATAACCGCCAGCATAAGACGCAGTAGCAGCCAGCAGCATGTCGCCTATATCACCACCATTTCTAGCGGTGTTGGCAGCCTGCGCGGCAGCTATGATCCACGGATTACCAGTTAGCCCGGCACCGATTGAGATAATTGCGCCGAGCGGGTCTTCAGCTATACCCTCAATAACGCCGCCAACGACATCAATAACCGGCGATAGGATGTCGTCAACGACAAATTCGGCTACGTCGGATATGGCATCACCAACCCAACTTACGACACTACCAACTGCGTCTGCTACGAAACCCATCTACATACTCTCTAAAATAGGTTGTTTACCTATTTTTATGTAAACAATGTAACCATTGTCGGCTCTTTTACCTATACCGATCTGGGTATCAGAGCCTTTTGTGAGGCGTTGGAACACCCGAAACCCGTTAAGGAAACCCTCACCGTTAAACCAAGTCGTGTAATGAGTTATACCACGTTTCTGAAGATACCTAATATACTGGAGCGAATTGTTAACGAAGTTACGCCCCGTATCCACGTTAAACGCACGGCCAACCATCTTGTTTCGGTTCTGCCCTTTCCCCCTATGACCCAAGAACACGGTATTGCCATACTGCCGAATATCAGCGCTCGGCATTTTCAGTTCTTGGGCGATAGTAGCAAGGGCTACATCCGGGGCGTAAACATCCCCTATGGAAGCAGCGGCACCATTATTCGAGTTAGCCGCCAGAACCAGAATCTCTGGCCCCTCTAGCTTCTTCTCATTGCTATCTACTATGTCCATAGCTACTTCAAAGCCTCAAATAACGCCGCCGAGTACACATTACCCATACCCGCTGCCAAGCTAAGAACAACGCCGTCTGGTGCCGGGCAACCCATAGACAAAAATACCGAGTCACGCTCAGTTCTATTAGGGATACTAGGGATTAGCCCTTTGGCAATGTCGTCAAACAACATAGTTGTTTCCAAAAGACCGCTGGCACCCATCGTATGTC